CACCATCTTCAAAAGCTCCAATACATCTAGCATTACTACTTAATGCTTGACCACCAAACTTAAGCTGCACTAGTAGCTCATTTCCTTTTGAGTTTTCTACAGCTCCAATCTCAGTTCCTTCAGTAGAACCTAATCGTATATTTAAAGCATCAACATATTCACCTTGAGGAACTAATCGTTCATCAACGCCTTTATTCATTCGTCCTTTTATGAAATTCTTTTGAATCTTAGCCATACTATTTTATCCACTTATTTTGACCTCTTAGATTCATTAATAATCTTCCTGGGTGTATATTGCTCAATCTTAATTTTGCGTTCCTTAGGAGTGCTGATTTCTCTTTTCTAGACCTGTTTATGATGTATTCTTGAATACCGTATTTACTTGAGAGTATTACATACTTCATGTAAGAGTATATAAACTCTTCAAATAATTTATTTACACTTATCTCAGAGTCATCTCCATTCTCCATTCCATCAGATACATATTCAAGAACTATTAACTCACCTGAAACATCAGAACTAAAATTAATTACACCTCCTTTTTTATTTATTTTAAATGTAGGATTAGCATTTGCTGTTTCTGTATTCAATCCATATCTTGCTCCAACAGGATATTCAAAGTACCATATGCCATTATAAAAATAACCTTCCTGTCCATTATAGGCGCTTTGTTGGTTTAAGTATATACTTTTTTTACTTCCTGTTATTCTGTCAATATCTAAAGTAGAATTTTCAGGCTTTAAAATATTTCCATCTTGGTCAAATAAAATTCTACAATTATTATCTTGTAGATATGCATTACTCCAATTAGTTTGAATATTTTCAGTTAATGGAAATAATGTTCCATTTTTATACATTGATATTCTAACCCAATTTACATAGTCAGGAGGTAAAACAAACCTTAATGTGTCACAAACTTGTAATTCTAAAATTTTAATTTCTTTTAAAGAATCATAATTTAACTCTTGTACAGCTCTTTTAGCATGAAATAAAATATTATACCTTTCAACATTATTAATTAGTTTGTCGTTTCCAACATACATAACTATAAAATTATTTACTATATCATTTAAAGATACATATTGGTAAGACCCCCAATTTTCATCTTCAGGATTTAGTCCTCCATTTTCGTAGTATTGATAATCTGTTATATATGCCATTTTTTATGATTGTTGTTTATCATCTAGTTGATCCTGTACTTGACCAAACTGAGTTAATGTTACTTCTCTTATAGACATACCTGCGTATTGTAATATTTTATTTATAATATTAACTTGATCTGATAAAGGTAATTCAAAGTCTTGATAATCAGCTGCTGACTCATCAAACAGAGGCTCCCCTGCTGCTAATGTAGCATATGTCCAATTAGGATCTTTAGGGTATCTAATATATTGAGAAACAACTGTACCTGCATTAACAATAGATTCAGGATAAACAGTAATAGTATTACCCGTGTTTATATTATTAGCTCCACCTAATACATACGCAGGAAATAAAAGACCTGGTGATGTGAGTGGTGTGGAATTTAAATAAAATATTTTATTCTGAGAAACTCTTTCTACTTCTGTAATACCTTTTGTGTTTAATATAGTATAAGAAGTATCTCCAAAACTTCCAGTTAGAAAATCATTACTTGATATTGTTAACTGAGTATTGCTATCTACACTAACGACAAATGCACTTGCTCCTGAATATAATCCTCCTGCGCTTGTGTTTGTTATTAACATACCTGGTTTTACAGGAATTGAACCACCTACTAATCCTAGAAAATTTGCAGCCGAATCAATTAAAGTTGTTCCAATTGAACCAAAAGTAATAGTTCCTGTAGTAGTAATATTTGGATAGTAGTTTACTTTATCTATCAAATAGTAATCATCAGGCAAATCAAATAAATTGATTCCTGTGTTTATTAATCCTTTAGTAGATGAAAAGCTATCTATAACTTCAACTAATGATTTTACAATATTAGCATAATTACTTCCAGACACTCTTGCATTTTGCTTTACAATCCAACTATTGTACTGATAAAAGTAATCTTCAAATATATCTAATTGAGCTTGCTTTGCATACAAATTAAAATCATTTGGAGTTATATACCCGTAATTGTTCTTATTAGCAATTGAAAGAACAGTAGCTCTTACTGTGTTTATTATCGAGGCCATTTATAAAATCGTTTTCACAAAGATACAAAAAAAGAGGCTTCATATTTTGAAGCCTCTTTATATATAATTATTGTAAGATATTATTTCATTTTAGATTCTAATATCTTTAAAACTTCTAACCCTTCATCACTCTGTAAAAATGACGCCACTATAAATAATGGATCTTCTCCATAAGGAACAGTTAGTAATTTATTTTTATTACCTTTTAAATTGTAATAAACATCTTTTTTGTTTTTAAGTGTTAAAAGACTTTCACTAAAATAATTAGCACATTTGTTTTGAAGCTTTAATAAAGGATCATTCATAGCCTCCATAAAGTCATTAGGGTATCTTTTTGCAAACATCCTAACATCTCTTTTTAATTCTGAAGAGGTTAAATTTTCAATCCTTAAACCTATTACAACTCTAGCAATAGTTTCAAGCATTTCAATACTTAGTTCTTTTGCTATTAATTGAGACTCTAGTGCCAAATCTAAAGACTCTACATCTACACTTGCATCTTTTTCTTTATCAACTTCTTCAAACATATTTCCGTTTGATGGATGATAAGATAAGAATTTTTGTAATATCTGATTTTGTTTTGGAACAAACAACATACCATCTTCAAAGACGATAGGCTCTAAAATAACATTTTTATCTTGCTCATCTTCAAAAACACTTTTTGTATTTTTTGCATAACGCAATGCTTTATTTTCTCCAGTTTCTTCATCAAACCATAATAATGATTTTCTTTTTGAATTTCTTGAAGGAATAGTATAGCTTAAAGGTGCTTTGTCTTGTGTTAATTTGTAGATTTTATCTACAAATACTTGTTTCTTTTTTACTGCCATTTTTATTGAATTTAAATTTAATTTATAATAAAAAAAAGGGAGCTACTTAATTTCACTCCCTTTTAATAATTTACTTCTAGTTTGTGAAAATAAAGAAGTTATTAGCACCTAAAGTACATAAAGCTCTTTCAGATAAGAAGTTTACTTCCATAGCATCTAAGCTAGAAGTAGCTGCTCCACCTGCAGAACCTGTAATCCAAGTCTTATAACGTCTGTCTTCAGTTTCTGAAGCTCTGTAACGAACATGTAAGAAAGGACGCTTTGCATTCTTTCCTAATACTTGGTCATATACAGTAGTTGAACCTGCTGGTACTAAAACACCATTAACAGCTCCACCTACGATATCTCCACGCATTGTTGGGTCGTTTAGGTATTTCCAGTCTGTTTTGTAGAAATCATAACCTCTACGGAATCCTGTAAATCCTAGATTTAAAGCCATCTCTTCGTCATTGTCAAAAAGACCATAAGATGTACCACCTGCTCCATAAGAGTTTTGTTGTGCTAACATATCATCTATATCAAATCCAAAGTCTCTGTTTAAGAAAATAACATTTTCTTCAATAGAACCTTGCTTATCTAGACGAGAAATAATTGCATCAAAATCTGCTAATGCATTAGGATTTCCACCTGCCCAAACATTACCTCTATTTTCAATAACATAGAACATACCTTCTGAACCTTTGTTACCTACTCCAGATGCAACTCCTTCTACAATTGCTGCTGCTCCACCACCTGCTTCTGCTGGTACGGCTTCAACCATTGATGTTTCAAGGTAGTCCTCAAAACGTAAACGAGTTTCATGTTCTGATTTCATGTACCATAAGAATCCAGTTGCACCGTTTTCTGTAGTTACTTCAATCCATCCAATTTGAGCCATATCAGAACCAGATACTGCGTAACGGTCTTTAATGATAATTGGAGAGTTTTCAAATATAGAATCATCAGCTTCAAGTTGACCTTGCATTCCGATAGAACCTTTTTGAAATTCTGAACCATAAATAAACAATGAACATACAACTGCTGCTGCCATTGTTTGTCCTGCTGCTTCATAATAAGCTACATCAATTGTTCCTGCTGCAGTATCTACTGCTGTTACAATTGCCTTGTTGCTATTAGTTGAGGCCGCAGTACTATCAGATAACATAATTGTTTGTCCAACACGAATAGCTATAGAACCAGAACCTGGTACTAAGGCATCTCCAATTGTCAACGTTGCTGTATCAACTCCTGCTGCTCCTGCTGAAGTTACATTTGTATACTTCGTGTGTAGTCTTCCTTGCTCTGCCCATTTAATAAGGTCTGAGTTAGAAGGCATTTCAGCGCCTACCATTCTTAAGAATGATGCTACTGTTCTGTTTCCATAACGTTCAAATTCTTTTTCGTAAGTATCTGGAAGATACTGATTCAAGAAATCAAAGTTAGTAATGTAATTTGTCTGTAATAAGACTTGTTCTGAGCTTGGCTGTAAGTCAAACCCTGGAACATTCTGTACTGATCCTGCCATTTTTTTTAATTTTTAAAATTGTTATTTATTTATTTTTACTTCTTATTCTTAAACCTTTTCCAGATGCGTCATTAATTTGTCTTGCTTTAAATCCTGTTTCACCTATTGCTTGTGGAGTACCTCTCATCTTCATATTGATGTTTTTACTTTGTTTAGAAATATCTCCTACACTATCGGCTTTACCTTGCTCATAAAAATACTTTGCAAAGCGGTCAGGATCCATTGCAGCACTAATTGCTTTATGCCAACCTTTTGCGTCTTTAATCAATCCGTCATCTCCTAGGTATTTACCTATGAAATTATTCAGATCCATTTGTTTCGCTTTCATTTCCTGTGCATCTCCATAAGAATAACCTATTTTTTTATCTCCTATTTCGAACTCAAAACCTTTGAATTCAGAGTTAAAAACTTCACTTGTTCTTTTTTCAAAATACTCATTCTTTTTAAGATTAGCTTCTTGAACTGTTTTAGATTCTTGAATATAACTTTGGTAAGCTTCAAGTTCCTTTTTGTTTTCTTCAGAAATAGCTTTCCCACTTGACTCAAGAGGAACGCTGTATTTTTCTTTAAAATCATTAAGATACTTTTTAGCTTTAGAAAGTTCTCTTTTTTTAGCTATATTTTTCTTTTTAACTTCTTTTTCATCATCTAAGTCTTCATCGTATGAAAACTTATCTTCAATTAGGTAATGAATATCATCATTATCTAAATCAGTTTCTGTTAAAGAATAATATTCTGCTAACACTTGGTCTTCGTTTAAATCATCGTAATCCCTATTGGCTTTTACAAAATCATTAAAACCCCGACCAGTTTCTTTTTTAAAATTTAAATATTTAGAAACATCCTCTGGTAGTTCTTCATTTATTTCTTTTTGAGAAAATAAATCATCTACTGAAGATATGTCTTTATTATATCTATTATTAATATATGAAAGAACGTCTTCATCCTTTATAGTTGGAGAAACTTCTTCTTTTTCTTCTTCTTTTACCTCTGACAAGTTTTCAGATTCCACCTGCCCAAACATTAATTCTTTTTCATGTTTGTCTAAAAGATTTTTTTCTACCTCTTGAACTGACTTTTGTTCTAAAGGGTTTACTTCAGATACTTTAATTTCCATTTGATTTAATTTTTTACAAAGTTATATATATAATTTAAATTTAATTTTAATAAAATCACCTAGGTTCAAATTCAGCTAAATCAAAACCATCTAAGCTATCTTCTGATGATTCAAAGCTGACTGGAGGTAAATTGTTTTTCCTTTGCTCTATTAATTTAGACTGTTCTGTATTTGCTTGAGATATTCTATTAGATTTAGCACTCTCTCTTTGAATTTCTCTGCTTTTTAATCCTTCAACTTCAACTCCTTTTAGTTTCATGTTGAGGTTAAATTCTAAATTCATTAACTCAGCTTTTATAGCAGCTTCACCTTTCATTTTTTGAACAGAAAATTCTGCTTTTGCTTTCTCTAGTTGTATGGCTGCTTGGCTTTCCATTTGGAATTGTTGCATTTTTGATTGAGCTGCCATCTGCTGTGATTGCTGATTTATTTGAGCTTGTTGTTGAGCTACTGCTGCTTTCTGTTGCTGTTCTAAATCTTGTTTAGCTTTACGTTTTAATTTTAAAACTTGATTAGCCAATTTAATATTTCTTATTTCTCTAATATCAATTGCATCTTCTAAGTTTATAGAATCTCTTTGAAGAGCCATTTGAATATTTTGCTCTAGTAATTTTCTTTCTTCTTCATCTGGAATTATTTCTATAAATATTCCAAAATCACTTAAATATAAATCCTTAATCTCTTCTATTAGACCTACATTAAACTTACCTATTTGATTTACAAACTCTTCTTTAAATTGAGAATATTGAAGCATATCTGCAATTCTACTAGATAATGCTGTACACAATCTTTGTGACATTTGTAAACTTGCATCTAATATATGTCTTGTTGCAGTGTTACTACTTAAAGCAGCTAGTTTTTGTAATCCAACTAAAGCATAAGAATCTGGAGTAGACCCATCTCTTGCTTCGTTTAATCCAGTTACGTCTCTAAGCATTGACATATAATGATTATAACTACCTATAAGACTTTGAATTTTTGCTTGACCTGAATTACTATTAAGTTGTTGAATAGGGATTTTTGCTTGGTTGTAATCTCCATCTTGAGTATAACTTCTACCAATAACAGAACCTGTTTGGAAAAACATCCTTAATGCATCTTCAGGATTATAAGCCTGACCTGTTCCAAGATCTACTTCACTCAATCCATCAGCATCAATGTATACACCATCTGGAACAACTCTAGATATTACTTGTTGTAATTTTAAGTGTGTAATCTGAATTAAATCAGCAAATGTAATCATACGTCTTACCAAAGATTCTAAAGCTCCTTTATACATTCTTGGTGCAGAAGCTATAAATTCTGGATATACTTCTTGAGATGCGGATTGTGGTCTTGCCATGTTTTCTGACATTTCCCATTTAAGTAAAATACTAGTACCCATAACCATTACTCCCTCATACCAAACATCAATGGTTTTAGAAATTTTTTCAAAGTTTCCTTCCTCCATCATTTCTTCTGTAGGATTAAAAGTATCATCTTTTTCAATTACTCTTTCTGCTCCTGCTGCATTTACTTTCTTTTTGTAGGTAAATGTTTTAGTTGTTTTATAATTAAAAAACATAACAGTTGCACTGTCTTTGCTAAATAAACTATTATTATAATACTGAGCTGTATTGTTGTAGTCATACCAACTTTGGCTGTATTTAGATATCTCTTCCATATCAACCCTAGTTAAGCTAGGATCAATTTTTATTAATTCAATAATTGGAAGGGTTTTAATTTCACCCCAATAAAAACAATCTTGAAAATTAGGATCTTCAGTATAGCTATACACTACACTAGCAGGGTCAGCATACTCTACTTTTATTCCGGCTCCGGGTTGAAAAGTATTTTTACATACTTGTATTCCTAAAACAGTTTGATCGTAGTATAATCTTTTCTGAGTTTCGTTATATCTGTTTTCAGCCAATACAGTATTAACAGCTTCTTCTTCAGCTATTTCTATAGATGGCTTATATTTCATTTGCATGTGAAGCGCTAACTCTTCTGAAGTACTTGGAATTTCATCAGGAGGCATGTTAGATGGGTTTACACCAAATTGTTTTTCAATTTGATTTACCATGTCCTTAGCAAGCATATCTTTTTCTAAACTAACTTGATACTTGCTTCTTTTATCTAAAGACATTCCATCTTGAGCATAAGCATTTACAGTAAAAATCCTGTCGGCCATACCGTTAACTACAATGTCCACAAACTTTGGAATAATAGGTACTGGAGTCCAGTCTAAATTAAGGTAACTTAAATCTCCATCTACAGCTAATTCGTTCTTGTATTTTTGTATAGATTGCTCTCCTCTAGCATAAAGTCTTAATCTATGAAAATCAGCCCATTGATTATAAAATCTACTTTGTCCACCATCTTTTCTAAACCATTCATATTGAATAGCCTGTCCTATTTGTAATCCAAAATTAAGTGATGCTTTTTCTGCATCAGAAACAAATTGACTTGGAAATCCTGTAGAGTTAATATTTATTTTTACGTCCTTCATTTATCTTAAAATTTGGCTATAACTTCCTTTATTATCATACTTAGCAAAGTTAAGTTTTATTTTTGATTTTGTTTTTAAAGGTTGGTATAGTGTTTTTTGACAAGCCATTATAGCTAATCCAGAACTAATTGAAGCATCAAATTTTGTTCTATTATTAATATTAAATCTAGCCCAATCTTCTAAAGTCCTAGTAAAATACATAGAACCTATTACATCACGATCTCTATAACTTTCTTCTAAATCAAATCCCACATGTTTTTCTATATAAGATTCTATTGCTGCTGCATGTGCTTGTTTTATATCTTCAGAACTATTAGGCATACCCCCTAATTCTTTTTCTGTTATAGAAAGTTTATTATATGGTTTGTCAGGTCTATTGATACTATATTTCCTATAACCCCTATTCTTAAAATGATATAACAATCTAGGTTTGTTATTTTCTATAAGTATAGGCATTCCATAAAAAACACAAGCCATTAACACATCTTCAAAAAACATTTCTGCCGTTTGAGGCCTAGCCACATATTCTAAAAAAAACTCATTAACAGGAGCTTCATCCATGTGAAACTTTGTTAGTCCATGCAATGCTCCATTAGATGCTCCACCTCCTACAGTACCTGATATATCATAACTATCACAACCAAACGCACCAATGTGTTCATTCCCTGGTAATTTTAAGCCGTTTCTTGTATTGTAATTATTTTGTAGTTGTTTATTTGGAGTCCATGATATTAAAAATCTACCCTTTTGATTAGGACTAAATATAACTTGAGTATCTTTTATCCCATCTTTCCAAGAAAAAGAACCTCTTGTTAGAAATCTATCTTTTATTAAGGAATCATTGTAATCTATTTGTTGATATATTTTAGTTAAATTAAATAAAGACTGCTTGCTTTCATCTCTAAAAGCATGTGATTCTGTTCTAGGAAATTGCCTATAAAATTCATTTAATGCATCAGGGTCATTCTTTAAGCTATCTACTTCAGCCTCCCAATAATCAACAGCGCCTTGTTTTATGTATTCTCCATCTATACCCATTATTGGATTTTTTGGAGTTTTAAATATAGGCATTCCATATCTATCTATAAAACCTTCCATGTTATATTCCATTGGAATAAACAAACTATACAAACCACTCTTAGTTTGTCCATTACGGTTTCTGTTATTAACTTTAGAATCAAAATATAATTTCTTACCATTATCTCCACCTTTTTCTAATGCATTAGCAGTAGAACCCATCATACATTTTCCAATAACTTTACTACCTAAACGCAAACACGTTTTTGTAACCCTCCAATTGTTTAGTATGTTATTAGGTTTTTCCCATTTTTTTGATTCATCATGAATAAGTAGTTTTAATTTTTCTCCATCATAGCTGTTGTCTCCTGTGTTTCTCCAGTCAATAGAAGTATCTAAGCCTTCTACAGTATTTTCATCCTCCTGATACATGTTCTTTTTTGTAATCTTAGATGCAGGAACTCTAAACGCTAGTTCTGTCTTAGGCTTATCCATACCATCTTGCACAGGTTTAAAAAAGAAAGGGTAATTATTTACAATTGGAACAACTTTATCTGTAAACATTTTTTTAGCATCAGATCCTGTCTTAGACAAAATACCTATCCTAGCATCTTTACTTATTGTCCCTATGTTACTAGCTTCTTCACTAGCCATATAAGAAAATCCTGAACGTCTTATTTTTAAATAATCTTGCCCAAAACTTCTTTTGTCAGCCTTACAAGCTTCCCAATGGTAATAAAAAACTTTATTTGCATCTCTATAATCTGGAAGACCAATATCTATCTTTGTCCATTGAATATACATATAGTGAGAACCCGTAATATAAGTAGGAACACCATTATTCATGAACCAAAAACCTTCTTCTCTTCTATCAAATTCTTGTTCAATATAATCTACCCACTCGTCCTTAAATGATGAAGGAGCTGCATGCCATTGGAATATAGATTTTATTTTTTGTAAGTTTTTCGGATACTCAAAAGACTCCCAATATTGTTCAGATTTCTTTTTACTTCTTGAATGTATTTTTTTAGGTGGCTTTGGAAGTGCTATTCTTATTCCGCTTATTTCTATAATGTCTTGAATTTCTCCAGTTTTTGAAATAACTACAAAGTCGTATTTTTCATTATAACCATAATCCCAAGCTTTAGCCTTGTTTTTATTAACTATAACAGTTTTAGGTAAGAAATTAGTTAATTCCTTTATTAAACTATTTTGATCTTCGTTCTGCAAATCCCTGTGTTGGTTGTTTTTGGTTTGTAGTGTTTCCTTCTATCATATTTTTTTCTGCTTCTATTCTTGTAAGTATTTCAAAAGCATCAAATATGGCTAATTTTTTTGTAGCAGCAGCATTTTTTAATTTGTCTGCAGCAAGTTCATCATCTTCTCCATATTTTATTATATGTTCTTCTGCAACTTTAATTAATTGATTAACAGCTTTTTCACCAGCTTTTATAATCCTTAATTTTATTTCATCTACATCCATATTATAAAGATAAAGTTATTTGATGGTCAAACATTCTGTATAATTTTTCTCCATCTACCACAAACTCATATTCACTTTCTGGTTTAAAAGAAATCTTGTCGCCTTTATTAATTCCCTTACTGATTAAGTATTTATTAGAATACTTTACTAAACCCATTAAGGGTTCTTCTTCTTCATGACTTTTTAAATAATAACTTTTTTTAGGTATTGGTTTTATCATACAATATTTAGAATGTGCATTCCAAACATCATTATGTTTATACATAAAAAACTGATCGTTATCTATAAAAAATAAATCATCTTTAAAAAAACTTTTTCCACTTTTTTCTTTTCCTTTCATATCATTATAATATTTAAAAACATTATGATGAACTAAAAGCATGTCTCCTATTTCTATAGGACCAGAGTAGTTTATTGGAGTTTCTACCACTACTGCATATCGGTTAGATGCGATATGGTCTTCCTTTGATGTACTGGTAATAAAATCTATATTACCTATTTTTTTAGTGTTATCGTATCTCCTATTGTCTTTAGGTTTTACTATAAAATAAAAAGGTGATTTCATTCAAAATATATATTATATTCAATTGAAACAGGAATAGAAGAATTAAATTCTTTCCAAAGAAATATTTCTCCCTTTTTGTTTTCAATAAAAATAGTTAGTGATTGCTTTGATTCATTTTTTTTAATTAAATGAATTACATGTGTACCACCAAATATTTCTTGATTTAGAATATAATGCATGGCTCCTGATTTATAATCAGCGCCTATTGATATTTTTCTTATTTGTTCCATTTAATTTAATTTACAACAAATATAAGCAAAAAAAAATACCCCCGAATAAACAGAGGTACTTTGTAATGTTAGACTGCTATTTATTAGTAAAGAATTACGCTTGTCATAGCCCCGTTTATACCAAGTAATTGGTCATCTGCTTCAACTCCTGCTGGGGTGTATGTTCTAAAAAGGAACTCTTTATAGTTTACTCCTGCTATTGACCCAAGAGTAAAAGTATACACTCTAGCCACGTTATCTCCAAACATTACAGCTAATTTAGTTGCGTCTGTTGGAACTGTACTTTGAGTCCAATTTACTGCAAGCCTATAAGTTCCCACTGCATTTCTAGAAAATGTTATATCCCTAAATGCGGTAGGAGTGGTTACTCGGTCTCCTACAAATAATGTAGATGTTTGTGAGGTTGCAATCACTGGAACAGAAGTACCGTTCTGAATTATCTGACCTACCCATTCTGAAGGCCCAGTTGTTGGTGTGATATCACTTAGTAGCGCTATAGTTCCATTGTTATCAGGAAACAGAAAATTTCTTGATGTTGTTATCTGACTAACATCCAGGGAAGCACTTAATACGTTTCCATTAAAAACATTTATTCCTGCCGAGCCCCTAAAATCAAAAACATCTGAAACTTCTAATGTTAATCCATCTCCACTTACAACATCAACACCACTTTCACCTGTAATTTCTAATTGGTCAGCAACCCCTGGGTTTTTTACTTTTATTGTATTACCTGGAATTTCAATAAGTATTTTATCAACCTGTAATTCTGGCGTAATAACCTCTGAGCTAAATGTAGCAGGATTCCCAACAGTTAATGTGTTTTGAATATCTACATTTCCAAATGTTGCATTTCCAGTAACACCTAAAGTACCTGAAGCTGTTACAGAACCTAATGTTGTAACACCATCCACATTTAAATCTTGATCTACATTTAAATTAGCTTGAATTAAAGCTCCACCATCTATATCAAGCGATGTTCCTTTAATTTCTCCATTAACTTCTAGTGCTGATGTTGGATTATTAACATTTATTCCTACATTCCCGTCAACTGTGATGTTTTGATCTACCTGAAGATTTCCCTGAATTAAAGCATTTGATTGTATATCAAGTAATGTCCCTACAATTTCTCCACTAACTTCTAGTGCTGATGTTGGGGCAAGTACATTTATACCTACTGCTGTTGCGGTTGATGTTATAATACTGTTAGTTAGTGTAGTGGAAGCTCCTACTCCACTCCATTTTGCAACCTGATTGCCTGTACCGTTTCCTGCTATTGATGTAGTATTATCTACTTTTTGCCAAAACGCTGCACCACCACCTGCTGGTACTATGTATATAGCCCAATCACCTACGGCCCAACTTGTAATTCCACTTAAGTTTGTATTACCAGCTACTTCTACTATCCAAAAATCTCCGTTACTAGGAGTAGCGGTAGAAAGGTCAGGAATGTCTGTTGTCGCATTCCATAGTTCTTGAAATTGTAATCCTGTTACTATATCACCCAATAAGTCTTGAACGAATGCTGTAGTAGCAAGTAAATTGTTGTCTGTTGTACTTGGCTGTGTTATTCCTGTGGTAGTTGTGTCTACCGTACCCACTAGGTTTCCTGTTAATGTAGTAGCCGCAACAGTTCCTGTAACTGTAGCACTTGATGCTGTAACAGAACCTGCTGTAACAGTTCCTGCTGAAAGTGCATCATCAATAGTCGCGTTTCCTTCAACCAAAATTGAACCAGTCTCAATAGATGTTGATTTTATCTGACCATCAACAGTTAAAGCGTCACCACTTGTACTTGAAGTACCAATACCTACATTACCTGCCTGGTAGTTTATTCCGTTTGTGTCTGGATTCCATGGCGTTGCACTTGGCAAATCTGATGTTAGTGCTATTGTACCCGAAGCATTTGGAATAGCTATTGACCTAGTAGCAGTTGGGTTAAATGTTATTTCTGTTCTATTGCCTGCAAGTTTATTAAGACTTAATATATCTGAATTTACAGTTACTTTTTTATTAGCAACATCAACCTCTAATTTAGTTTTGTTAAGCGATCCGTCATAGTCTCCAACCTTAACAACAAGGTCTGCATCTCTCGTACCTTCAGACTTTATTCCCTGTGTGGTTATAGTTTTGTTTGTAGTGTTACCCGATGTGGTTACCTCTTGAAGTGTTGGTGCTGGAACATCGTTTATAAAGGTCTGTAGTCCTTCAACGGTAACGTTTTTAGTTGCGTTAGAAGGACTTCCATCTGCGTCACTAATAATTATTTTATCTGCCCCTTTTGGACTAACTACTGAGTATGTACTAATTTTTGCCATGGCTATTTTTTTATTATAACAAAGATACTATTTTTTATCTTTAAAGGTTTTCATTACTTTTTCGATGCCACGGCTCCCAAAGTAAAATATAGTCATAGTACCAAAGAGTGACTGTATCACAGGAACGTATGCCTTATCTATTGTAAATTCACCTAAATTTCCATCAAAGAATACACAGGCTAAAAACATTACAAACATGCACCCTGTCATTACAGGCCTTATAAGTCTTGTAACGGCATGCTCGTTATCCATAGCAAGCCTCTTTGTTACCTCAACCATTTCAATCATGTCGTTCTCCATTTCCTGAAGAAGAATACTTTTGTCTGGCTCACTAAGATTCTTGTCACCTCGTATAGCCGTCCCTAATAAGTTTAATTGCTTTATCCCTGTTATGTTACCAGCAAGGTCTAAAAGTTCAGGAGAAACGCTCTTACCCTGCTTCACTAGCCAACGAAGTGCGTTGCCTACGTTAGTACCCTTTCCATTATTTTTTCTTTTCTTGTCTTCCATGCTAGTATGTCCATATTACTTCCTGAGACTTATCAAAGTCGATGTCTACATGAATAAATGTATTACCAACTCCAATCCTTTGAAATCCTGTTTCCTGTAGTAAAAACACCAAGTGATATCTGTCTGATGAGTTATCGCACTTTATATCAACCGCAAGTCCATACATATGGCTTGACCCCTTTGATGTTTCAGTTTTAGGTTTCCCTCCAACTTTTGAATTATGTTTTTCCGTTCTATATCCACTGTTAATTACAATAGGATTACCAAACTTACCCCTGACATCGTCTAGCATCTCAATAATAGTTTCACTCATTAGGCTTCCGCTTCCTGGCTTGTCTGGAGAGTCAAATTCTGATGTTGTAAAGTATCTCATTTATTTTTTTTATAGTTGACGTATATTCTTTGTGCGGTGTATACTATTGATCCTATTAGTAATATTAACTTTAAGACCGCTTCTATTTTACTGAAAGATACAGCAAATGTAATGCTGTTAAGCAGGTATATTTTCAAGTCTGATATGGTCATTTTATTAAACATTCTTTGGTTTGTAATTCATTTGAACATCAATCATCCAAGAATTATTTTGGTATATATATATATTGTTTGATTTCATGTATATGATTTTTTTATTCTTTTACTTTATTTTTACGTTTTCTGCGTTTTCTACGCTTTTTACGTTCTCGTCTTTTTTTTTAATTGGCGGTACTTCTGCTTCTTTAGGCCAACCATAGAAGCTATGCGCTGCTTTGTCCGCAGGAAACACCTCAAATGTTCCGAAATCCAAATCAGAACTTGACATTACATCGATGGCATAGCCGTCATAGTAAACCGCTGGAGTTAAAATATTACCATCTGCATCGTATGTAGCTGGTATCTCTACCACCTTACCGATATATACAACCGCTGCTGTATTTTTAGCAAAGACTATTTCTCCCTCTACTTCTAATATTACCCCTAAATTCAAAAGGTAGTCTTTCCCTTGTTGTTCTGTTGGAAAATTCGTTTTATATATTTGCATCATATCTATATAGTTGTTAGTTCTGCAAGTTCTGTGTCTGTTAAAGTCTCTTTCCAAACGGCTACGGCTTTTGTTTTGCCAAAGAAAGGGCTACTTCCACCTATAGAAAATGATAAATCATCTAAAACTATAGGTGCATTTAGACTTGTATCTGTTGCAACCTCAACACCATCAATCCAAAAAGCAAAGTCATTTAATTTATACTTAATTGCTACCTTATGAAAGTCTAAAATATTAGTTAATTCATAATTTACATCAACGTACTTTGTACCACCACTTGAAACTATTGCTCTAACCTTATTGGTTGCGCTATAATATAAAATAATAACTCTGTTATTTGTGCTTCCATCACTTAAACCTAAATATCTTACTGTACCATCATTTGCCAAGGCTGCTATCTCTGCATATAAAACACCCTCTGTAATATTTATAGATGCAGCACTACCTCCATTGGTACATAAATCTTGGTTTCGTGTTACTGATGTTCCATCTGTGGGTATGTAAGATGTTGCGTAGGATTGTTGCTCGACTTGTGTAGCGGTTGCGTAAACCCCATCCACTCCATTACCTAAAAAAGATGATGTGCTAGTTCCATCTGATGAGAAGCCAATAGAATAATCATCAATAACAGACCCGCTACTAATTGAATTAAAAGAAATTCTAAAAATTTCATTCCCCATATCTGCAGCTAATAAGTTTGATACAGAGCCACCTTGGTAACTAAAATCTTTATTTGTAAAGTCAAAAATTACACTTCTAGAAGAAGACAAAGCATCTTGAGCAGATAAAACAACATATCTCTCGCCTCCGAATTTAATATATACAGACCTATTATAAACAAGCCCATCTTGAGGGGTTGTAGCAGGTCTTTTTAAAATACCTTTAAGGTTATTATCGGGCACTATCTTAAGTGCGTTTATTCCTAGTATCTTTGTATTATCATTTGTTATACTTGAATTGAATTTTGTCCAACTACTATTAGTAAAATCCTCGCTATAAGTTATTATATTTGTTGACTGAGGTTCCCACAACCAGTTTCCACAGCCACTATCTGGCACTACTTCTTGTCCCAGAACTTCTCGTACAGATATATTGTCTATTTCTAAGATACCACCGTCAACACCCCCTGCTTGAAAACTAATTCCGTTTGCAATAAAGTTTTTATAAATTGTATGCGTGCCTATTGTTGCAGGAACACTCTCGTTGTTTCCTCCTGCATATTCTCTAATTGCCAATGTAGAAGCACTACTATTTACGACTGTATAAGTAACCTTGCAATTTCCAATGATAGAAGCATTATTTTGTCTCGCCCTTGAATATGTCCCATTTGATATACCAAATTTTAAAAATCCGTTTTCTATTATAGGGGTGTCTGAGCCACCTAAATTCCAATCGCTATTTGTAGCGAAGTCTCCATTTAAAACCAACTCACTACCTAAAGCATCTTGAAAACTGAAACCCTCGTAATTTATTCTAGGTAGGTTAGTATCATCTGTAATTTCTATAACTGAGATATTGGTTATTGAACCTACTAAGTTACCAGTGCCCGAATTATTAATGTATAAGTTTAATGTGTTTGTGGTTGTTCCAGTAAAAGTGTGTGTTCCTACTTCTGTTATAACAGCAGATGTCGCTCCATAACAATCAACTTTAACACCGCCACTTGTTACTTCTGTAATATTAAAACTTACTTTTACTTTTGTTCCTATGTTACCTTCTAGAGCGGATATTGATTGAAACATCCTACCTGCACCAGTACTTGTCGCAACATTATCACCTATTGACCAGTTAGCATCTTTAAACCAATTTTGCCCTACTTCCTTAACACTAATATTTGTTATTGAGCCATTGAAATTACTTCCTCTAAATCTAATCTCAGAGCTTGTTGCCGTAAAATATTCCGTATAAACACCATCTGCGGTTCTAGGAGTAACGCCAATACCGCTCCCTCTAAAAAAACCCACAGAGCCACTAACATAATTTAAAACTTTAAAAGTTGCCTTATATGATTTGCCAATGGTGTTAACTGATGTTTGTTTTAGTTCAGCAGTTGAGCCATTTGCTCCATTACCATTTGCAACACCCTCGCCAATTGTCCAAGTGTTCTCTATTGTCCAATCCGCATTTCCATTAGCAAAAGAGCCGTTTGTTACCTCTTCACTTCCAGTTTGACTAAAATCACCATTCTGCACCAAATTACTAGATAGTATTTGTACATCTTCAACTAACCCTTGAGCGTTTACTCTTGTAGCCGCAGAATTTCTTGAAAAGTCAAAATCCCCCGATCCATCTGTGGGTTTTGCACATAACACCTTACCATTGTCGTAAGCGGTGGGAGTTAATACTATCGATGCTTGATCTAATAAATTGCTCATTATGTTATGTTTTCAATTTCTTCTAAAATTGCTGTGGTACAAGTTTTGTTCTCACAGTAAGTAGCCCTAGCGCATATATCAATTATTAGCTTTGGAATTATACTGGAAACACCCCTTTGACTGGTAAACAATATACCGTTACCTATACCTATTGCAAGACCCATATGTTTTTATTAATTTGTTATTACCAAAGAGCTAAAATCGAAGCAGCCGTTGTATCCGTTGCAAAAACTCTCACCACTTGTACAGGTAAAAACCCTCCTGTAGGAAACCCTGTAAATAAAACCTTGTCACCGCCTGCAGTTAAAACAGATAAGTCTCCTCCTACTCCGACGTATAATACGCAGCCGTTGTTGCCCCTTCCGTTTTGAGTAGAAATACTTGGTATGTCTGCCGTATCACTGGGAGATACTGAAGCAGCTCTACTTGTTTGTAATTTTTGATATGCCATTATTATTTTGTTTTTTGTGGTGGATATTTTTCTTTTAATTGTGAAAGAAGAGTTTCTCTTCTATCGGCCATAGCTCCTTGCTTTTCCTTTTTTGTTTTAGGTATTATACCTTTAAATGGAAGACCCGTATCCAATCCCAATGGAGGTAACTTACCAAAAAATTTAAGAGTCTTACTTGCGTAGTTTAGATTCTGGACTCCCCCCTTAACATCGATTTTAACCTCTGAATATTCTAAATCTTTTGTTGCATCGGGTACAGGAAATTTTTCTCCTTTTACCGTTCCCCTTCTTACATCTCCTGACAATACTTCTTCCGCTACAGCTTCTCCTTCGTATTTGTATTCTACCTTAAAGGTTGCTTCTATTGGTTTAAGGATTGTTCCTTTAACGTCTGTTACTTTTATTAGTGTTTCTTCCATTTTTTTAAGCTATTGTAAATTCTACAGTTTCATTTTTTGATACAATAAAGTCCATGTCAATATAAGCATCGCATTCAAAATTTGTTGGGTTTGCTCCAACAATGTACATTGCATTAAACTCTATAGGAAAATCTGGTATGTTTAATTGATTAACATATAAAAGTCCCAAGTTAGGGTTGGATACATCAAGAGCATTATCAACCATTGCTCCAAAGTTTAATGGGTTGTTTGTATACCCACCAAAACCTTGGAAGTCTACAGACTCAACGTTAGAACGATTGCTTATAAAAAATATATTACCTGCTCCCACCTCAATAGAACCAATAGCAATAACAAAAGCTGTAGCTTCAGGAGTTAAAGATGCGATACATTTTAAATTATAAGAATCATATTCTATTCCACCAATGTTATATGTAGCGGCTAACTTGCTTATTCCAGCAGTCTGTCCTTGTGTGCCTGCTTCTAATGTAGTGACTCCAACAGCTCCACTCATCATTTCTTCGTAGGTATATATCTGCCTTTGACTATTTACTAATTTTGATGCTCTTTCAGTTAAATCCACTGACGGATTAAATCCTACAAACTGTTCATTGTTTGGTGTTGCCATTATTATTATTTTATCTTATTATTTATTATCGTAAGGAAAAACTCTATTTAAAGTATCTTTCCTTTTACCACAACCACAGGATTTGCCTGTTGCTTTAGCAACTGCATTTACTGCTTTTTTAATCCCTGTAGCGGTTGTGAATTTTTCCACAGTATCACCAAATCCCTTTGATTTCATTATTTATCTTTGAAATATTTTAGAATTGCTTCCTAAATGATGTTCATACTTCATAGAATGATCTCCTCCATAAGCATGTCCGTAATCTTTTTTAGACATTGCCTTTGATTCGTCTCTACGAGATTTCATAGATTGAGATTTTTTTCCGTTTTTTGCTGCTAAAGACTCATCAAGTCTTGAATTGTAACCTTGCTTTTTCATAATATAAATTTACTTATTAATAATTATTTTCTTGATTTTCTTACCCCTGCTGCTGCTTTCCTAGCCATTCCTTTTTTTCCATACTTATTAGCACCTATGCTGTATGCAATTTTTTTCGCAGCTGTCTCAGATTTTCCTTGAGACATTAACTTTTTAACTAATTCATTGAATTTACTCATAATACAAATATACTAATATTTTATTTTCTAGATTTAGCGCCTGAACATTTCCATCTCTTTCGAGATAAATTGTTAGGAGTATTAGGGTCGTTTGCTTTTTTTCTAGATAAACCCCTCTTTATTCCTAAGCTTCTAGCGCAATAACTATCACCCTTAGATGTACCTGGTTTTACTCTTGGCCCTCCTCCTTTGGCTTTACCAGCCTGACCGTAGCTTACTTTTTTACCTGACTTAGTAATTTTTACTTTCGCTTTACCTTTCCTTGGTGTTGCCATTACTTAGTATATTTTTTAGTTACTTTCGCTTTTTTTGTGTTTGAGACAAACTGTTTCTTTCCTCCTGATGCCTTCTTTTTTTTAGCCGTCTTAGCTCTTTCTGCTTTGCTCAAAGACTTAGCCTTTGCTAATGGTAGGCACCTATCTGGATTCTTCTTATTTTTGCTAGTACCGCAAGCTCCTTTTATAGAACCATCCGTTCCTATACGAACCCACTTCTCATCTCTCCACTTTTTAAGCTCACCCATTAGTAACCTTCTTCAGTCATTTTAGTAGTAGGATTATTCTTCATAGAACCACCCATAGTTTTTGCAAATGTGTGTGCTTGAGCTTTACCCATAGCATTGTAAGGAAAACTTTTCTTCATTGTTTTACCTGTATCTGGACAACTATATTTTACTGTTGGCATAATTATTTCTTTTTAGATTTTCTATATTGTTTCATCGCCTCTCTTTTTGCCTTACCTTTTTTCCAAGACCCTGCAGCAAATCTTTCTGCTCTTCGTTTACTTCTAAACTCATAAACCTCACCTGACGCTAGTGCTTGGTTAAAAGTTTGAGGTTTTTCTTTTTCATTACCTTTAAATGTAATAGTTGGTGCAGCATAATGTTTATCATTATTTTCACCACCTGTATATGTTGCCATTCTTACAGTAGCATTTCTTCCTGAACTATTTCTACTAAGATTTCTTAAATGCTTTTTTCTATTTTTTTTAATAGTGCCTGGCATGACTATTTATTTTTATAATTTCTAAATGTTAATTTATACATTAGTCTATTCCATTGATGTTGTAAGTAGTCTATAAATTTTTCCATAATTATTTTTTCTTATTATGAGTGTATCCGTCTTTTTTTAATTTAAAATGCTCTGTCATAGAATTGACCTTAATGCACCTGTCTTTTTTACACATCATGTGTGTTTTGAATTTTTTTTTCATAATTATTGATTTCTTATTATTTTTTTTCTTCTCCTTGTTTCTAATTTGTTTCGGAATTTTGCTTCTTTTCTTTCTACTTTGTCGCTTCTCTTTTGGATTCTTTTAGACCTATTTAAAAGACGCTTCTCTTTTTTCATCCTTCCTTCATCCAAGGCAATGTTAGATTTATGCTTAACTTTAGCCGCTCTTTCTCTCATTACCACAGACCTTTCTTTCATACCTTCTCCGATACGTAATTTAGGTAGTTTTTCATCCTTAATTTGAGTTGGCGCCAAAGGCAATGATATTCTTACGTCTTTCATAATTATTTTTTATTTTTTGCGTAGTTAGGATCTTTGCAGTATTTACTAGCAGCCATGTTCGCATACGCAGATGGGTACTTGTCAAATGTTTTTTTTGCCCATGCAATACCTGATGGACATATCTTGTTTCCTTTTGTTCTTCCTTTCTTTGCCATTGTTATTTACCCCCTGTATTACCTTTGTTCTTTCTTCCTTTTCCCTTCTTTCCTCTAGCTCTTCTATCACCAGGAGTGTTTGATTTACTAGCTCTATTTTTAGATTCTTTTTCTAAAACAATTCTTTTTCCTTTATGAGAAACATCCTTTCCATCATAATTGCCATATGTTCCAAACTTATGATTCTCTCTGTTATTTCTAACTCTTCGAGCTATCTGAGCTTTTCTAGCGTTATATCTTTTCTGGTAAGCAAGTCTTTTCTTTCTTGCTTCAGGATTATCCCTATAATATTTTGCTGTTCTACCTAATGCCATATAAAAAAGTTATCTTAGCAAAGATAAAAAATTTAATTCAATGAAATTTAAGACAAGATTTCGTAAAAACTACGATAGAAAAGAACCCAATGCAGACTATTTAAAGTATTGGAAGGTTATAAAACAGTGGGCTAGAGCTAAATACGGCCTAGGAACAGCAGACATTGAGATGATGCTCTTCCTTTATAGCGAAGGGCTGTTCACAAAATTTGAATTTGAAGAATTTAATGAGATAATGTCCTGGGATAAGAACAGATTTCATAAAATGTTAAAAGATGAGTGGATAATAAAGTGGCGAGAACGTAAAGGAAGAGAGTCTACTCTTTACGAACTCGGCTTTAAGGGTAAGCGCGTATGCGCTTCAATTTATAAAAAGTTAAATAAAGAAGAAGTAATCTCCGAAGACCGAAGAAACAACCCAATTTTTAACAAATCAACGGAATACAGTAATAAAGTTTACCGTAAAATGATTAAAAAGATGAATCAAGAAATAAAAGACGGACTATAGTACTACGACAATATCATTTTCTGATATAATACTAACCATGTTTTCATTTAAAATCATGGAATGCCCAGCTCTTTTATCATAATAAATAGTATCACCTTTTTTTACAGTGTCGACACTTGTACCAGGGATAACTACTAACCCTTTCTTATATCTTAATTGGTCGCTGTCATCTGACGTTAAAAGAATTCCAGAGTTAGTTGTTATCTGTTCTTTAATCTCTTCTATAACTATATACTTCCCTATTGCTTTCATTATTTTCTTTTCATGGTTACTATTGCGTTTGTACTTAATATTGTTGTGGCTACACTCACTGCATTCTTCAGCGCGTTCTTCGTAACCTTGGCAGGATCTATAATACCCATCTTGTACATATCTCCATACACTCTATTTTTTACATCATATCCAAAATTCTTAGGAACATCAGAACAAGAACATACTTTATCTCTTATATCCTTTACATCCTCTCCTGCATTAATAAGAATCTGTTCAATCGGAGCTATAAGCGCACCATATAACACATCACTCGCGTGTCCGTCACTCAAATCTTCCGCGCATCTAAGCAATGCGATACCACCTCCTGGTAATATACCCTCCTCAATAGCAGAACGTACAGCACAAACAGCGTCTTCTACCCTGTCATACTTTTCTTTTTGCTCAATATCTGAGTTTGCACCAACATATATTACACCAACCATACCAGTTAGTAATGAAATACGTTCATCTATGAAATCTCTTTCGTTTTTGTTGCTGTTATTCTCTTTCTGAATCTTAAGTTCTTTTATTCTGTCTTGAATATCCTCAGTGCGCTCACCTTCTTTGATTATAATGGTCTCGTTTTTCCCAACTACTATCTTATCCGCATGACCCAAATCCTGCAAGGTCAACATACCTATGTTGTCTCCTTGTGATTCACTAAAATACTTTGCACCTGTGGCCAAAGCAATATCACCCATTAGCTCATTAGTTTTATAACCAAACGATGGTGGCATAATATTACAAAGCTTAAGGCTGTTCTGTACTACATTAGCAGCCAGTGTGTTAGTTACATTTGAAGAACAATTCCCAATTACTAGTAGCTTCTTATTCTCGTTTATAATCGGCTTCAACACATTTTCAATCTGAAGAATGTTAGTTATCTCCATGTCCGTCATTAAAATATACACATCATCTAATATGCACTCGTCATTACGGTGGTTATTTATAAAAAGCTTCGATGAATATCCTCTGTCAATCTTAATTCCTTTAGTAATGTCACAATACGTGTCTTCCGTCTTACTATTCTCAACAGTTAACTTACCGTCTTTTCCTAAATCCTTATAAGCATCAGCGATCATCTTACCCAAATCCTTATCATTATTGGTAGAGATAGTAGCAACGTCACGTAAAGTATTACCAGAAACTTTCTTTGAAGATTTATCTAAACTCTTTATGATTCCTTCAGATACCTTAACTATATCACGAGCCAATTGACTTGTGTTTATGTTAGGCTCACGATCTATCAGTCGCATACCTTCCTTTATAATGGCCTCAGTCAAAACTATCGCAGTAGTAGTTCCATCACCAGCTGAAGTAGCAGTTCTATCAGAAGCTTCCTTCATCATCTTTACCGCTAAATTTTCTACAGCATCTTCAAACTCAATCTCCTTGGCAACAGTCACACCATCCTTGGTGATAATCATTCCCCTTGTGTGATTCATAGACTCCATCATTACAGTATTACCTAATGGGCCTAATGTACTCTTTACAGTTTTGGACATCTTAGTAATGCCCTCTAATAATTTTTCTCTTCCCTCTTTGTCAAAATGTAATTCCCTTGGATTCATATTGTATTTATTAAATTAAATTATTGTACAAATATAAGCTTTTTTATTAGATACTAAAATGCTCACTTTTTCTTACCATACTCTCTCTATAGAGTTTATATATTTATATATTTTTATTTCCCTGTAAAAATAGAAAAAAGAAAGCATTTATAACATATTCTTTATCCATAGTACTTAAGAGAAAGAAAGTAAGCATAAACTAAAAATAAACTAAGCATAGATTTAAAAAGTAAGCATAAAAAAAGAGGCAAATACTAAGTACGTGCCTCTTGGAAAACAAAATTAACTTTGGGAAGAAAGTTAACGTTTAAAAAATTCTCTCATTTCTTCTCTGCTTTTTGCCAAT